CGGTTGAAATGTATATAGAAAATGCAGAAGGTTTCGAAGGAGAAGGAGACCTTATGTCTAAGTTTGGTGTTCAAGTTAGAGACCAAGCAACATTTGTCATATCACTTAGAAGTTGGGAAAGATTCATTTCTCTAGACTCAAACCTTGCAACATCATTCAGACCTAACGAAGGAGATTTAGTATACTTCCCTTTAAGTGGTTCAATGTTTGAAATCAAATTCGTAGAACATGAAGATCCATTCTATCAAGTTGGTAAACTATTTGTATTTAAACTTAGATGTGAACTCTTCGAATACGGTCAAGAAGATTTCGATACAAGTATTATCGATATCGATACAATAGAAGACGAACAAGCATATTCATTGAGTATGACAATGGGAAGTGGAAACAACACAGACTATGTTGTTAATGAGAATTTAACTAAGGGTGGTGTAATTGTTGCTGAGGCTGTATCATGGCATCAACCTACAAGCAAACTACTCGCAAAAGATATAATAACAACCCTAGAAGTGAGCGATGTATTAATTGGTACTGTTTCAGCTGCACAATTTACAATAACATCAATAGATGATAGAATGACATTCTCTAATGATGCCGCCGCTCAGAATCTAGAATTTGAAAACAGAGATTCGGATTACCTCGACTTGAGTGAAACGAATCCATTTGGAGAGCCATAATGGTAGAAAAAATAATAGCCGAAACATTAAAGATAGACATCAATTCAATTAAAGATGAATGTAAACTAGTTGAAGACTTGGGTGCAGATTCATTAAATATTGTAGAATTGGTAATGGAAATCGAAGATAAATATGATATATCTGTTTCTGATGAAGATGCAGAAAACATATTCACGGTTGCAGACATTAAACAATATGTAGAGGATAATGCATAATGTTTGGAACCTATTTCTATAATGAAACTATTAAGCGATGCGTATCAGTATTTGGTACCTTGTTTAATAATATTCAATTCAAGAGAATTAAGGCCGATGGAACAATTTTGTCCTCGCCTATGGTTCCATTATCATATGGACCCAAACAAAAGTTTTTAGATAGAATTAGAGAAGAACCTAATCTATCAGATAGAAATAGAAGTGCGATATCATTACCTCGTATGGCATTTGAACTTACAGGCTTTGAATACGATGTTCAAAGACAACAGAATAAACTTATAAGAGCCGCAAAGTCTACTTATGAGTCAGATGGTAAGAGGGGGTTTCAATACAATCCAGCACCATACAATTTAAACTTTACATTATCTATTCTAACAAAGAATATGAATGATGCATTACAGATAGTAGAACAGATTCTTCCATACTTTCAACCAGAATATACAGTCACAATGAAAATGGTAGATGCAATGCCTGATAACAGAGATGTGCCTATTATTTTAAACAGTGTATCCTTTCAAGATGACTATGAAGGTTCATTTGAAGATAGAAGAATTATAGAATACACTTTAGACTTTACAATGAAAACATACTTCTTTGGACCTGTATACACTGGTAATCTTATTAAGAATGTTGTTGAAAGAACTTATCTTGGAGATGGTAGCACTGCATTTTCTACATCTGAAATACTTGCATCTGGTTTAATTAAAGAAGTTAAACATTATGAACCTGCATTTGGAGAACGATGTAATGCAGTAGCTAATTCAACCACAGTGACCTTTGATACTGCAATAAATAGTAAGATAAGTGTTGCTGATGAAGTATTTGGAACGAACTTAACAACTAATCCAACTATCTCAAGTATCGCAAACGATAAGTTATCGATAGTATTATCAAGTGCGATAACAGTTATTGATACTACACTGCTTAAGTTTGTTGGTTCAGTAGACCCAGCAGACTCATTCGTAGTTGCAGAAAATGTGACATACTACGATGATGGAGCACAATACACTTACGCTGATGAAGACAATAGTTAATTATGAACAACGAAATCGACCAGAAATTGGATGATATTCTAAATATCGGATCCGATATTAAAAAAGAGACCCAAGTAGTCAAACTTCCTTCTCGGCATGAGAATATGGAAACAGACTATAGATATGCTAGAGAGAATCTCTATGACTTAGTAGAACGAGGTCAGGATGCCATAGATGGTATATTGCAACTTTCGAAAGAAACGGAACATCCTCGTGCCTACGAAGTCGCAGGTCAATTAATCAAAATTGTTGGAGAGACAGCAGAGAAGTTAATAGACCTTCAACAAAAATTAAAGAAGTTAGAAGGCGAAGACACTAAAGTTGGGACACAACATAATCATTTATATGTTGGTTCAACATCTGAGTTGCAGAAATTTCTAAAGAAAGAGAAAAAGAATGGTTCAAGCTAAAAACGAAGGATACTTAGGTAACCGCCTAGTCAAGAGAGCGGGTGTTGAAACAAAATACACGAAGAAACAGATAGCGGAATATCAATTATGTTCATCAGACCCATGTCATTTTATAGAAAAATACACACAAATTATATCATTAGATGAAGGTCTTGTACCCTTTAATCTTCGTGGTTATCAAGAGAAGTTAGTCCATCACTTTAATGATAATAGATTTACTTGTGTTTTGGCTGCAAGGCAGTCAGGCAAATCAATAACATCTTGTGCATATCTACTATGGTATCTTCTATTTACACCAGAAGTCACTGTGGCTATTCTGGCGAACAAGGGTGCAATCGCAAGGGAAATGGTATCAAGAATAGTGACCATGTTGGAGACCGTGCCATTCTTCTTACAACCAGGCGTAAAGATACTAAACAAAGGTAATATAGAGTTTGGTAATGATAGTAAATTGGTGGCAGCTGCAACATCATCAAGTTCAATTCGTGGTATGTCAATTAACATGTTGTATCTAGATGAGTTTGCTTTCGTAGAAGATGCAGAAACATTCTATACTGCAACATATCCAGTTGTCACATCTGGTAAAGATTCAAAGGTTATTATTACATCTACTGCAAATGGTGTGGGTAATATGTTCCATAAGATATATGAAAGCGCAATTCATGGTCAATCAGAATACCAGAGTTTCTTAATCAATTGGTGGGATGTTCCTGAGAGAGATGACGAATGGAAAAAAATGACCATTGCAAACACCTCAGAAGCGCAGTTCGAACAAGAGTATGGTAATAGTTTTTTAGGAACAGGTAATACACTCATCAATGCAGCCACCTTGTTAGGTATGAAAGCGTCAGATGGAGAATGGAAGAAAGATGGTTTAACTGTTTATGATGCACCAGAAGAAGGTCATGATTATATAACAACAGTCGATGTATCTCAAGGAAGAGGGTTTGACTGGTCGACCTTTAGTGTATTTGATGTATCTAAAAGGCCTTTTAGACAAGTTTGTACCTATAGAGATAACATGATTAGCCCTTTGCTGTTTCCGGATTTAATAAATAAGTATTGTAGTAGATATAATGAGTCTCTAGTTGTTATAGAGAATAACGCAGAAGGATCATTGGTCGCTACCCAATTGCATTATGATATTGAATATCCAAATGTATTCGTTCAAGGTTTGACGAAAGCAACAGATATTGGTATTACAATGTCAAGAAAGATTAAAAGAGTCGGATGTTCTACTTTAAAAGAACTTCTCGAAGAAAATAGACTCGTTGTAGTAGATAGGCCCACAATAATAGAACTAATGACATTTGTTCATAGGGGGTCATCATTCGAGGCAGATAGAGGATATCATGACGATATGGTCATGAATTGTGTTCTTTTCGCCTGGTTTGTCACCACCGAATTTTTCACACACTTAACGGATACTGCTGTTAAAGACCTATTGTATTCTGAACAACAGAAGATGATACAAGATGATTTATTACCAGCAGGAGTATTTGGAGAACAAAACACCGATACATTTGTAGATACAGATGGACAATTATGGTCTACAGAAGGTTTGAAAGAAAATCCTCATCCTCCTATTCACGAGGATGTTAGCAAGGATTCTTTTAAATGGTAGATTGTTAGACAGATAAAATATATAAATAAAAGTGTAAACAACTTTTACAATGTAAAAAATACATTAACAGGAGAAAAGTATGGCATTTCAAGTTTCACCAGGCGTTCAAGTCAAAGAGATTGACTTAT